GGAGATGCCTCGGGTGCGGGGAAACCTACCCGCCCGACGAGCACGCCTGCCCCAAGTGCGGCAGCCACGCCGGCGAGGTCGAGAAGGTCGAGAAGACCGTGGCCAAGCCCAAGCCGCCACGTCGGCCGCGGAAGACCTGAGCGATGCCCTGGCAGTGGCCGTTCAAGCGCCACGACCGGGCGCTATGGCAGGTCGGCGACATACCGGCGGCGTCCACCTATGCCGCCGTGCCGGTCACCCCGACCACGGCCATGCAGCACAGCGCCGTCTGGGCGTGCGTGAACCTGATCGCCGGCAGCATCAGCACCCTGCCCCTGGCCGCCTACCGCCGCGGCGACCGCACCCCGCTACCTGACCTGCCGCCGCTGCTCCGCCAGCCATCGGCGACCATGAACCTCCCCGACTGGCTCTATGCCGCCCTCCAGAGCCTCCTGCTCAGAGGCAACTGCTACGGGCAGATCGTCGACCGCGCCGGCGCCGGCCTCCTGCCCGCCCAGGTCGAGCTGCTGAGCCCGGACACGGTGCAGGTGGAGGCGAACAGCAGGGTCATCTACCGCGTCAACGGCGAGGAGGTCGACCCGGCCACCATCTGGCACGTCAAGGCGTTCACGACCGCCGGCAGCGTCGTCGGCCTCTCCCCGATCCAGCACGCCCGTCAGGCCATCGGCCTGGGCCTGGGGGCTGAGAAGTTCGCCGCCAAGGTCTTCGGGACCGGCGGCATCCCCGTGGGGATCCTCTCCACCGAACGCGACGTCGACCAGGAGATCGCCGACACGTGGCGGGCCCGCTGGCGCCAACAGGACCGCGGCATCGCCGTCCTCGGCGGCGGCGCCAAGTTCCAACCCGTCACCCTCAGCCCCGAGGAAGCCCAGTTCCTGGAGACGACCCAGGCGAACGTCCGCACCATCGCCCGCTACTTCGGTGTCCAGCCCGAGCTGATCGGCGCCGACAGCGGCAACAGCCTCACCTACGCCAACGTCGAGCAGCGGGCGCTCGACTTCCTGCAGTTCTGCCTCCGGCGCTGGATCGTGACGATGGAGACCGCCATCTCGGGGCTGCTGTCCTCGACGACCACGGTCAAGTTCAACGCCGCCGGCCTCGTGCGCACCGACCTGCTCACCCGCTACCAAGCGCATGAGTCCGCGATCCGGGCCGGCTGGAAGCTGCGCTCAGAGGTCAGGGAGCTGGAGGATCTCCCGCCCATCCCCGGCATCGACGACCAGGACCCACCCGAGACAGGGGCTGTCGCATGATCCACGTCCGCCAGCTCACCAGCTCCCTCGCCCTGCGCGACGGGGGAGACGGCCGCACCCTGGTCGGCCCCGTCCTCCCTTGGGGTGTGGAGGCCAAGGTGGTAGACCAGGGCCGGCTCGTCACCGAGACGTTCGAGAGAGGCGCCCTGCAGGGGACCGACCCGGCCACGATCCCGTTGACCGCCACCCATCCCCGCGACGCCGGCACCCTCCCCATCGGCCGCACCCTCACCATCGAGGACCGGGCCGACGCCGCCTGGGGCGAGTGGCTGGTGTCCGACACCATGATCGGGAACGAGGTCCTCGCCCTCGCCCGCGACGGCGTACCCCTCGGCCTCTCAGTCGGGTTCGCCGAAGTCCCCGGCGGGAGCCGGTGGTCCGCCGACCGGCAGCGGGTCACCAGAACCAGGGCCGAACTCGACCACATCGCCGTCGTGCGGACGCCGGCCTACCTCGGGGCCGGTGTCGCCGGGGTGAGGGAGGCAACAGCCCGAGCCGAGAACATGGCCACCCTGCTCACCCTGCTACGACGCCATGGGTAAGCACCACATCAGCGTCGGCGTGGGCCACGCCCAAGGCCGCTGCCGCGCCTGCCGCGCCTGGTTCGTCGGACCCGGGGAGCGCTGCCCCAAGTGCCAAGAGAAGCTGCGCGAACGCAAGCGCCGCAAACCACGATGACCCGCACCCTGCTCCGCGCCTGCCTCGACTGCGGCAAGCAGGTGAGAGGCAAGCCCAGGTGTGGCACGTGCACGGCCAGGGTGGCCCGGGCCAAGGCAGCGAAGCGACCAGGCATGCGCACCTACTCAGAGACCGAACGCCGCCGCCGCCTCGTCGCCGACCACCGCGCCACCGTCGGGGACTGGTGCCCCGGGCTGGAGGACCACCCCGCCCACCCAAGCGCCGACCTGGTCGCCGACCACGTCGTCGAGGTCGCCGTCAGCGGACTGGAGACCGGACCGCTCAGGGTCCTCTGCCGCCAAGAGAACAGCCGCCGGAGCGCCCGAGTTCTGGCTAGGTACATGGCCCGCGACCCGTCACCAGCCGAACAGCCGATTACACTCTCTACCAGCGGCGATAGCGGGCCGGTGGTCGCGTGAGAGCCGGCCCCAAGGCGGACGTTGACCCCTCTCCGCTGCCCCTACGCGGATCGAGGCGCCGGGAGTTGGCGGTTGCGCGGTTCGCCCTCGACTACGTGCGGGTGCCCCGTGGCCATGGTGTCCGCAAACCGTTGCGGTTGCGGCCCTGGCAGCGGGAGCTGATCGCGGCGACCTGGGATTCCAGGCCTCGGCCGCGGGTGGCCGGGTGGATGCTCGGCCGCGGCAACGGCAAGACCTCAATGTGCGCCGTGCTGGCCCTGTACGAGCTTCTGGCGGGCGCAGAGGGCGCGCAGGTCGTGGTGGGTCGCCACCGACGAGCGACAGGCCTCCCTGGCGTTCCGGGCCGCCGCCAGGATGGTGGAGCTCCACCCGGCGCTGGAGGCCCGCGTCCAGGTGTACGCCGACCAGCTGACGGTCCCGGCGCGTGGCGCCAGCTTCCAGGTCCTGCCGGCCGTGCCGAAGCGGCTGGAGGGCCTCGACTACACCCTGGCCATCGTCGACGAAGCCGGCCGCGTCGACACCGACGTGTATGAGGTCGTGACCCTGGCCAGCGGCAAGCAGAAAGCCTCCATGGTCCTGGCCATCGGTACCCCGGGTCCGGAGCTGGAGCAGACGGTGCTGGGGCGCCTGCGCACCTACGCCCTCGACCACCAGGACCCCCTGGTCGTCTGGCGGGAGCACTCGGCCGCCGGGTTCGAGGATCACCCCGTCGACTGCCGGCACTGCTGGGAGCTGGCGAATCCGGCCCTCGGGGACTTCTTGGCCGAGGACGGCCTACAGGCCTGCCTGCCGCCGAAGATGAGAGAAGCCAGCTTCCGCCGGGCCCGGCTGTGCCAGCTCGTCGACCAGCTCGAGGAGGCATGGCTGCCTCCCGGGTCGTGGGCGGATGTCGCAGATGCGACCCGCGACATCCCGGACGGGGCCGAGGTGGTCTTGGCGTTCGACGGGTCGTTCAACGGCGACACCACGGTCCTGACCGTGGCCACCGTCGCCGAGCGCCCCCACATTGACCTGGTCGAGCTGTGGGAGGCCGCCGGCGCCCAGGTCCCGATCGTCGACGTCGAGGCCGCCATCAGGGCCGCCTGCAGGCGCTGGCGGGTGCGGGAGATCGCCGCCGACCCCTTCAGGTGGGCACGCTCCCTCCAGCTCCTCGACGGCGAGGGCCTGCCGGTGTTGGAGTACCCACAGAGCCCAGGCAGGATGACCCCGGCCACCAGCAGGTTCTATGAGGCCGTCGTCAACGGCGCCCTCACCCACTCGGGCGACAGCCGCCTGGCCCGCCACATCGGCAACGCCGTGCTCCGGGAGGACGCCCGCGGGAGCCGGCTGGCCAAGGAGCGGAAGGACTCACCCCGCCGGATCGACGCCGCGGTGGCCGCCGTGATGGCCCACGATCGGGCGGCGGCCCTGGCCGGGACCGTCCGCCACAGCGTCTACATTTGAACGTGCCACGGCCCCCGAGCATCCCCCGGGGGCCGTGGCGGTTGCGGTTAGATGCTCCCGAGGCCACGCTCGGGCGGGATCACCTCTTCGAGCAGGACGGCCCAGCGGACCAGGCTGTCGCGGCCGTCGCGGACGCCGGGCTCAACCGGCAGGTGCAAGTCCCTTGCCTCATGGACGAGGCGGGACACTTCGCTGGCCGCCGTGGTGACGTCCAGCACCAGCCGCCCTCGGCGGCGTGGGATATCGTTCGGGTCGGGCATGAGGCTTGCTCCTCGTGTCCCCTGGGGCCGGCCCGCGTCATCGGGTGCGGCCCCGCTGAATGCGGCGGGCCAGGGGTACGAGGTGGACCGCGGGGCCACGGCGGGCCACACTGGGGCCACACGAGAGCGGGAAACAGCGCGTAACAATGAGCGGAGGCAAGCGGCGCTGAGGAGGCTCGTTTCGGCTGCTCAGGCGCCAGATTCGGCGATCATCCCAGCGTGGAGCGGCCGAGAGGGAATCCCGAGAGTGGTGGGTTCGAATCCCACCTCCTCCGCATCAACGACCAGCACGTTCGCTCAGCGTGACGACCGCTGGTCCGTACTGGGTCCGCTCCCCGGTTCTCCAGCGCGGCGGCGCGCGCCTGCTCCAGCCGGTCGGCCAGCGCCTCCAGCTCGGAGGGGAACAGATGCCCGTAGGTATCCAGGGTGATGCTGGCGGTCGCATGCCCGAGCTGCGCCTGCACGGCCTTGACGCTGGCGCCTTGGGCGATCAGCAGCGACGCGCAGGTGTGCCGCAGGTCATACAGCCGCAGCCCCTCGGGCAACCCGACCG